ATTGGTGTCGGGCCGCCATGATCCTCGCCCGACACCAATTGGTGAAAGACGTCACCGGCGCCGGCATCCCGGAACAGGCATCGTCGTGGGCGGACGAGTCCGGCCGGTTCGTCTCCTACGCCGAGAATGACCGGACCGGCCGCCCCTACGGGATACCCGCCGTTGATACAGCGTTACGGCGTTACACGCTGCGGCTCCCGATCGTCTGATGGCGACGTTCACTGTCTCCGATTGGAAAGCCGCCTTCAAAACCCAACTGGAAGCCCGCGGCGGGCTCGCCGGCGTTGAAGTGTATGACCATGAGGTCGCCGTCCCGGATCGGGCTCGTGAGTTCATCATCATCGGCGACTGGGAACAAGACGACACCCACTTCGCTATGGGCGGCCGGTTCGAAGAAACCGTCGACATAACCGGCCGGGTCGTTGCGAGGAAACCCGACACCGCTAAAGCCGCCCGCGACCGCGCCCTCGCCATCTTGAAGGAAGTCAAAGATCAACTCGTCGCCGACGCCGGCACCAACAACACCGCCAAAGACGCCCACTTCCGGCGCGCACGCGGTGAGGAACGGATATGGGCCGACTCAGGCAGGGAATGCGAAATCGAGTTCACCGTCAACGTCAGGGCAACGAATGAGTGAGAAACAACCCGCGGCGAGTAAACAACCCGCAGCCTCCAAACCCCGATGGGTCAACGTCGGCGTCACCACCGTCGTCATCGAAGGCCGCGAGATCGAACCCGGCGACGAATGGGCCGGTACCCCGCCCCGGCATCTCATCCGTAACGGGTCACTCCGACCGAAGAAAGAGGCTTAGATGGCTACCCGTGTCCTCCGTGACGCGAAACTGTGGATCGGCGGCTACAACCTGTCCGCCGACCATAACCAGCTCGCCGTTGACGACAGCGTCGACGCTGTCGAAGACACCGCCTTCGGCGCCGGCTCACACACTTACAAGCCGGGCCTCACCTCCGTCACCGTCGACCATAACGGATGGTTCGATGCCGACTCTGCGGTCCCCGAAGTCGACGACCGGCTGTGGGCGGAACATATTGGCGGCGTGCTGACGGTGATGACCTATGCCTCCGCCGGAGCCGCAGGCGACCCGGCCTACTCGTTCAACGCCGTCCAAGCCACCTACTCCCCCCTGTCGGGTGCGGTCGGGGAGATGGCTGCCTTCTCCGCTAACGCGCAAGGCTCCGGCGCCGCCTTCCGCGGCACCGTCATGGAACCAGGCGTCACCGCCCGCAGCTCCTCGAGCCAGTCTGCCGGGTACCAACTCGGCGACCTCGCCGCCGGCGAAACCGGCTACGGGGCGCTCCACGTCATCGCCACCACCGGCACCCCGACGATTGACGTCGTGATCCAATCCGACACGTCCGGGTTCCCGTCACCCACCACACGGCTCACCTTCGCCCAACTCGGCGCCAGGGGGGCACAGTTCCTCTCCACCACCACCACCACCACCGACGACTGGTGGCGGGCGTCGTGGACGTTCGGCGGCTCCGGGTCCATCACCTTCGTCGTCAACTTCGGCATCCAAACCACGTAGCCGGGTCGACGACTTCGGCTTCTAACAAAGGAGTAACCCCTTGGCTACCCGCGTCCTCAAAAACGCCTACCTCTCGATCAACTCCGTCAACCTGTCCCCGCATGTGGCCAGTATCACCACCAACTTCCAAATCGACACGCCGGAAGATACGGCGATGGGCGACAACGCCCACAGCTACCTTCCGGGCGGCTTGGAAGCCAACGCCTTCAGCGTCGTATTCAACAGTGACGACGCCGCTGGCGCCGTCTCCGCCACCCTGTGGGCTGCAAGGGGCCTCACCGTCCCATTTGAGATCCGAGCCGACGCCGGTGCGGTGGCGGTGACGAACCCGAAATACACCGGCAACTGCCTCTACACCGGTTCCACGCCGGTCGATGGGTCGGTGGGGGAGACGCAGCTGGACAGCGCCACCTTCCAAGGCTCCACCGTCGTCACCCGCGCCACCGCCTAATGGCCCGGACCCTCAACCTCGAGGGCGGCCTAGCTGTCGAAGGGCTCACCGAATCGATCCGCGGGCTCCGCAAAGTGGACAAGGAACTGGCACGGCTAGTGACGGACGAGATCCGCTACCAGGCCCGCCAGATCGTCCTCCCCCGAGCCCGAGCCAACTGGGCCGGCCAACCGATCCGCCCCTCCCAAGCCGCCTCGGCGGTGAAACACCAAGCCGACCAGAAGGGAGCGTCCCTTGTCCTCCGATACGCACCCCACCCTTACGCCGCCGGCGTCGAATTCGGATCACACCGATACCGCCAGTTCCGGTCATGGCGAGGCAACCAGTTCACCGTCACCCCAGGCTCCTCAACCGGCTATGTGGTCCAAGACGCCATTAGGGCGACGCTCCCGAAAGTCGAAGCCACCCTCATCGGAGAGCTCACCCGAACCATCAGCAATTATGTCGGGCTCCGCGGTCTCGGCGGACGGCGCGAACGCTAACCCGTTCCTCATCGATCCGGATACGTTGACGCTCGGCGAGATGACCGCGTTGTGGGAAATCACCGGCCTCGAGACGATCGAGCTTCTGATGCGGCTCGGTGACGGATCCGCCGCGGTGCATCCGGCGTTGCTGATGGGACTCCAGTTCATCGCCGGCCGCCGCGTCGACCCGACATACACGCTCGTAGACGCCGGCGCGGTCCGTCTCGTCGACCTGGGGGTGTCGGATGGCTGAACGGGATCTCCGCTTCCGGTACTTGGGCGACGCTTCTGACCTGACCCGCGCCTCCGGGCAAGCAGAGAAAGCCCTCGGCGGGGTAGACAGTAAAGCGAGGTCCACGGACGGGACGATGGGTGTCCTCAAGAAAGGCGCCCTCAAGTTAGGGGCAGCGTTCGGAGCCTCCTACCTTGCCGGGCAGATCGGGCAGGCCGTGTCACGGGCGGAGGATGTCCAATCCGCCTTCGAGGTGGCGGAGCAGATCATCAAACAGACCGGCGGCGCCGCCGGTGTCACCGCCGGCCAGGTACAGACGCTTTCGGAGAAGATCCAAGACCAGACCGCCTACGACAAGCTCCTCGTAGCCGAAGGCGCCAACGTCGTATTGACCTTCAAGAACATCCGCGACTCCGCCGGTGAAGGAAACGACGTGTTCACCCGAACCGTCGAACTCCTCCCCGACATGGCGGAAGTGATGCAGGTCGACATGGTGTCGGCGTCGAAGATGTTCGGTAAGGCGTTGAACGACCCGATCGCAGGGATGGCCGGGTTAGCTCGAGCCGGCGTCCAGTTCTCCGAGGATCAGAAGAAGGCGATCCGGGCGATGGTCGAATCCGGGGATCTCCTCGGTGCTCAGAAACTGATGCTCGAGGAGATCGAGTCACAGATCGGCGGTACCGCCGCCGCCTCAGCGGACGCGACCGACAAGATCGCCAACTCCTTCAAAGAGATGCAGGAGGCTATCGGGAACGCCGTTCTCCCGATAGTCGAGAATCTGGTCCCGGCATTCCAGTGGCTCGGCGATGAAGCCCCGTCGGCGTTGCACAACATCTATCTCGGATTCAGACAGATGGAGAAGGCATCCAGTACGGCAGTGGATGCGCTCGATTTCATGGCTGGCCCGCTCATCAATATGGAGGATGGTTGGACCGACGTTGAGGAGGCTGTCTTCCAGGTGAACCGTCGCATGGAGCAATACCGTGACGGGGTGGAAGAAGGTAAAGACGAGTCGATGCTGTTCGTCTCCGTCCTCGGTGACCTGATCGCCGACGGCGACAGTTACGAGACGACGGTGCGGGATTTGATCGACGTGACCGGGATTTCCGGTGACAAGTTTCGTGACGCCGCCGGATACGCGTTAGCGCACCGCACCGAACTCGGGTTAAACGAGACCCAAGCCGACAACCTGAAACGGGAACTCCAAAAGTTGGAGACGGGGACCAGCGACCTCAAACTCGCTGCCGGTGAGGCCGGAGACGCCGCCGGAGACTTCGGGGAAGACCTCGAAGACGTCGAAGACAGCGCCGAAGACGCTAGAGCCAAGGTGGAGGATCTCCGGGATGAGATGCGGAAACTCTCCGACCCGGTGTACGCCGCGGAGAAGGCGACCGACAAGTTCAACGATACGCTCGCCAAGGTTCAGGAAGACGGGGAAGTCACTCAGGATGAGTTGGAGGAGCTCGCCCAAGATTGGCGGGATATGCAGGCGGCGGTCGACGACGTGTCGGCCGAGAACATAGACGCCTTCGAGCAGGACGCTCGGGGTGCCCTCCAATTCATTGACGATAAGGTGAAAGTCACCCGAGACGAATTGGGGCTTCTAGGTTCTGCGGCTGTCTCCGGGGTTTCCCAGGTCCGCGACCAACTCAACCAACTCCTCGACAAAAAGCTACAGGTCGCCATCCAGCTCGACGCCCCCAGCCCGGCGGAGATGGATACGGCGGTCCTGGCAGCGTGGCAACGTCTGAAACGGCGCGGCATGGTGCAATAGTGTCTGTCACCTTCACCACGGGCGTCACCCTTATCGTCGAAGCCGCCTTCGGGTCTAACCCGCTTTCCACCTCCCCGTCGTGGACGGATATCTCCGTCTACGTCCGGGCTCTCCGTACCAACCGGGGACGGACCCACGCCACCGACCGGGTCGCCGCCGGGAACGGAAGCCTCCTACTCGATAACACGTCCGGCAGGTTCGACCCGACCTACACGTCCGGGCCGTACTACCCGGAGGTGAAGCCGATGACGCCGCTCCGTATCTCCGTCGGCTACACCGTCGCCGACGGGATGAAGCTCGACACCGCTGGGCGGGGTCTCGGCAACCCCTTGCAGGTCGCCACCGCCCCGCAGTTCACCGGGTACGCCGAGTCATGGAACCAGACCTGGCCCGGCGACGGTGTCGACGCTGAGGTGGTGGTCTCGTTGACGGACGGGATGAAACTATGGAACCTGTTCCGCACCTCCGGGATCCCCTACGGACCGAACAATACGCGGGCCAGGGTCGAGGAGATGTTGAAGGACCACGGATGGCCCGCCGCGTGGATCGACACCTACGCCGGTGTCTACGAAGCCTCAGTGACGGACAGCGACGACCAGTCCGTCCTCTCCGACTTGCAGCTCGTCGAAAACACGGAAGGCGGGCTCCTGTACATCCAACCGGACGGGCAAGCCATGTTCCAACACCGCAACTATAGGGCCTCCCTCGCCGCCGGGGTCACGTTCGGCGACGGAGCCGGCGAATACCCGTATACACCGGCGACCAC